GGTAAACTCGTACAAGCAGTAGAGAACTTAGAATCTAAAGTAAGTACGATGGAGTACGACATCAAGAAACTCGTAGCAATGGCTGAGAGATCTAAAGGATCTTTGTGGGCTATCATGGGAGCTGCCTCAGTCTTTGGTGGTTTTGTAACTTGGATTGCTGACTTGGTATTTAAGAAATGAGTAGACCACATTCTGTAGGAAAAGACTTAGTAGCTAATACTAAGACTACTATGTTTACTGTACCAACAAGGAACATAGCTAAGTGGAGTTTATTGTTTGCTACGAATCACAGTACATCTTCTAAGTGGTTCTCCTGCTGGTGGTACGATGCTAGTGAAAATACTGAAATTGAAGTACTTTCTGAATACGCTATAACAGCTAAGAATTTTCTAAGGATAGACGGAACAGCTTATGTGGTATTAGACGAAGGCGATGAGATCAGAGTACAGTCAGAGACAGGCTCGACAACAACTTGTATTGTCACTGTCGAGTTAGAACAACGCAGCACCGTACAACAGTTTAACTAAGGAGTAACTATGAAAAAGACTAAAGCAGAGAAAAAGATTAGTAAAGTAATGCGTGAATACAAAGCTGGTGAACTCAACATCGGTAAGTCTCCTAAGAAGGTTACTTCCCGTCGTCAGGCGGTTGCAGTGGCTTTATCGGTGGCTGGCAAGTCTAAACCAATGAAGAAGATGGGAGCTAAGCGTGGCTACTAAACCCGGATTGTATGCCAATATCGCCGCTAAACGCCGTAGGATCAAGGCTGGCTCTGGCGAAAAGATGAGAAAGCCCGGCACTAAAGGCGCTCCATCGGCTAAGGACTTTAGAGACGCTGCTAAGACAGCTAAGAAAAGCAAATAATGAGTTTCTTTATCGGAGTGTTATTCTTCTGCGTCAACAGTGACTGTTACTTCTTTAAGATTAATAACACTTTCGATAAGATTGAGCAGTGTCAAAAGGCTGTCCGTGAGTGGAATCAATATGCCAAGAAAGAGGGCTTAGACACAGCCTATACCTGCCTAGAAGTTAATTTACAGAGGATCTAATGGTTAAGAAGGTATATCAGAACCCTGAAGGCGGTTTAAACGCCAAAGGAAGGGCTTATTTCAAGCGAACTGAGGGAGCTAACCTCAAACCTCCAGTTTCGGCTAAAGAGGCTGCAAAGTCCCCTAAAGCGGCTAAACGACGCAAGAGCTTCTGCGCCCGGATGAGTGGCGTTAAAGGACCGATGAAGGACGAAAAAGGTCGTCCAACCCGCAAAGCCTTGGCTCTAAAGAAATGGGATTGTTAAGATTTTACTTGACAAAATAGTCAATTTATGATAGGATAACGCATGGCTTCGTATAATTATATCCAACTCGTCAATGATGTGTTAGTACGCCTTCGTGAGCCGGAGGCTTCTTCCGTCTCGGATACCGCTTATGTTAAGCTCATTTCTAAGTATGTCAATGACTCTAAGCGCCAAGTAGAAGATGCTTACAACTGGAATTCATTGTCAGAGACCTTGTCGGCTACAACTACGGCTGATGTATTTAACTATGTCTTAGTTGGCTCAGGACAGCGCTTTCGTGTTATCGATGTCTTGAACGATACCGATAACTTCTTTATTGAGAATGTCTCAACTATCTGGATGGATCAGCAGTTTCTGTTGACTACACCTCAGAAGGGCAGTCCTAAGTATTATAACTTTAACGGTACAGATAGTAACGGTGATACACAGGTAGACTTGTTCCCTATTCCTAACGGTGCTTACAATATTCGCTTCAATGTGATTAAACCACAAGAGCCGTTAGTCGCTAACGCTGATATTCTGCTAGTCCCTCATGAGCCTGTCATCTTAGGTGCATTGGCTAGAGCGCAAGCAGAGCGTGGCGAAGACGGCGGTGTACAGTCCGGTGAGACTTATGCGTTATATCGTCAGAGTCTTGCTGATGCAATCTCGTTAGAATCGAATCGTTATATTGAAGAATCTCAGTGGAACTGGGTCTAAATGGCTAGTCAACTACAAACAGCCTCAATCGCAGCACCGGGCTTTTACGGTCTTAACCTACAAGAGTCTAGTATTACCCTGTCGTCAGGGTTTGCTCTAAAGGCACAGAACTGCGTAATTGATAGATACGGTCGTATTGGAGCAAGGCGTGGATGGACTCCTGTGAACACGACAGTGAACACAGACTTAGGCGCTGCTAATCCAGTCGAGTTTCTATTTGAAGTAGTGACCGGCGGAGGTACAGAAGTACTAAGTGCTGGTAACAATAAGTTATTCGTAGGATCGACTACGATGACTACTAAGACAGTTCGTAATGCTACTAATAGCGGAGACGCTACTTACACCATTACGGCTAATAATTGGCAAGGCGCAGCTTTGTCATACGGCGATGTGAATGACTTTCAGCCTCATGTCTATTTAGCACAAGCTAGTCATCCTATGTTAGTGTGGCATGAGCTGCCTGTATCTGGCGGTGCTTTTGATGCTCATGATAGCGGCACTTATGGTTTTCAGCGGGTCGGCGACGCAGCTAAACTGCCAGCCAATCACACAACCTCTACATTCATGCCGAGCTGGGTCATCTCCGCTTACGGTAGGATTTGGTGTGGCGGGATCTCAGGCGATACCCAGACTGTCTATTTCAGTGACTTATTAGATGGAACTGACTTTAAGAACGGCTCTGCTGGTTTCTTAAACTTAGATGAAGTATTACCTAACGGCGATCCTGTAGTCGCTGCCGCAGCACACAACGGATATATTATATTCTTCGGTAAGAAGAACACAGCAATCTATTCTAATCCGTTAGACACCGCTGCATTGACTTTAGTAGAAGTATTAACTAATGTTGGTTGTATTGCTCGTGATTCGGTACAAAGTTTAGGCACGGATGTATTCTTCTTGTCGGATGCTGGTGTGCGTAGTCTACAGCGTGTGATTCAAGAAAAGTCATTACCGATGCGGGATGTGTCGAAGAATGTTCGTGATGAGTTAATGTCGGCTGTATCTTCTGAAACAGACCTAACAAAGATTAAGAGTATCTACTTTGAGCGTGATGCTTTCTATTTATTGACGCTGCCAACAAGTAAGTTTGTATATTGCTTTGATACTCGTGCTGCGTTACAAGACGGCGCTGCTCGTGTAACGATTTGGGATAATATTGAACCTAAAGCATTTGCTACGACACAAGATCGTAATCTGTTAATTGGTAAACCGGGTTACATTGGTAAGTACTTTGGACATAGCGATAATACTGCTTCTTATCGTCTACAGTATTATACAAACTACTTTGACTTTGATGCTGCAACAGCATTAAAGCTATTAAAGAAGATTGGTTGGGTATTGATTGGTGGTACAAATCAGTCAGTCGCTATTAAGTGGGGCTTTGATTATACCGAAGGCTACCAAGCTACAACATACAATTTAGAAACTGCAGTTGTGTATGAATATAACATCGGTGAGTATAACATTGCTGAATACTCATCTGGTATTGTTTTAGATCGTTTCTCCGTCAATGCTGGCGGACAAGGAACTGTAATGCAACTAGGCTTAGAAGCCGATATTAATGGTAATCCATTGTCGATACAAAAGATCGATGTCGGAATTAAACGAGGAAAGACTTTAGTCTAAGGATATAACATGGCGAATTATGTAAAGGCAACGAACTTCACTGCTAAGGATAGCTTACCTTCCGGTAATTCGGGTAAGATTATTAAAGGAACGGAGCTAGATACTGAATATACAGCTATTGCTTCAGCTATCTCATCAAAGGCTGATTTAAATAGTCCTGCATTGACTGGAACACCTACAGCACCTACTGCATCTGCTGGAACAAATACAACCCAAGTAGCTACTACAGCTTTTGTACAGACTGCTTTATCAGCAGCTTTTACATCCGGTATGATTATGATGTGGTCCGGTACAATCGCTACGATTCCTACTGGCTGGGTATTGTGTAATGGATCTAATAGCACTCCTGATCTGCGTAATAAATTTGTTATTGGTGCTCATAGCGATTCTGCTGGTGTTGCATATTCGACAGTAACTGGAAGTAATACACAAACAGGCGGTTCTAAGGATGCTATTACTGTAAGCCATACACATACAGCAACATCTGCTGTTACAGATCCGGGACATACTCATACTGTAGGTTTAATTGCATATAACGGAACATTAGGAAGCCAGATTCACGGAGCATGGCAAAATGGGTCAACTACTACATCTACTGCTACAACTGGAATTACGGTAGCTACAACTATAGACTCATCTGGTTCTAGCGGTACAAATGCTAACTTGCCTCCGTACTATGCGCTGGCATTTATCATGAAAACCTGATGATTAAGATTCCAGTCATTATTAGACCGGATTATAAGTTCTATATTGAAGATTTCCAAGGTCTCCCGTTCATGCACTGCGATGTGTATAACTGGAGTCCTACAGTGTTTAAAGCATTAAAGAAGGATTGGAAAGCATTTACAGAGTTACACGGTGGTCCACTGTTTTGCTGCAAAGAAGTTGAGACATCCGGTTATATGAAGTTTATTGCAGCGTTAGGTTTTAAACTGTTTTCAGAAGAAGTTAGTTTAAAAGGTAACATAGTCTACATTTATTATTGGAGCGACTAAAATGGGTTCAGTAGTAGGAAATATTGTCGGCACTGTTGGAGGGCTAATCTCCGGTGGGAAAGCAGCAGATGCCGCTAAAGGGCAAGCAGAAGCGCTAAGAGCCGCTGCTGATCGAGCCTCTGGAATGGCTCGGTTTAATCCAGTTGGGATTAGAACTGGCTTTGGTCAATCACAGTTTCAGTTAGGTCCTGATGGACGACTAACTAGTGCTGGATACACGCTAGATCCTCGCCTACAGTCTATACAGGATCGTCTACTAGGCGGTGCTGTATCTTATGATCCGACTCGGTTACAGCAGACTACAGAGCCTCTTTACGGCGGTGTATCGTCGCTATTCAACCTTGGTCAAAGCTATCTAGGTCAAACTCCACAAGATGTTGCTTCACGCTTCATGAGTCAGCGTCAGGCTCTCTTGGCTCCATCGAGAGAAGCTCAATTTGCTGGATTACAAGCACGCAACTTTGCACGAGGCACAGGCGGTTTAGGCGTACAGACTGGTACTGGCACTGCTCCTGCCAACCCAGCTCTACAAGCCTATTTCAATGCTATTGCTAAACAAGACCAAGAGATTGCTGCACAAGCAGAACAAGAAGCTCGCCAACAGATTCAGTTTGGTGGAGAACTATACGGTGCTGGTAGTCGTTTAGCTGCTAACATTCCTTCGTTGTTTAGTACTTCATTCTTGCCGCTAGAGACACAACTTGCACTCGCTGGTACTACAGAGCGTATGGGACAACAGCCATTCCAATTGAGCCAAGACTTAGCTCGTTTAGAGTCCGGTATCGGCGCTCAGGCAGGTCAGTTGTATCTACAGCCACAAGAAGCTGCTGCAAGGTCGTATGCCCAATACCAAGGCTACAGCCCAATGGGTTCGTTCCTAAGTAGTTTAGGACCTACCATTAGCGGAGGAGGCGGTTTATTCAGTAATCCTAATCAATATGGTGGATTATTCGGAGGCGGTCGAGTACCTACATCCTCAACTGGTTTTGAATCTTGGGAAAGTCCCTACATTAGCTAAGGAAGAAACATGGCAGAAATCGTAAACAACTTATTCGGTCTTGATCCTGCTGCTATTCAACAGCAGCGTGAACTTACTGATATTAATACGGCATATAAGTTTGCTCAACTAGACCCAATGCAAAAAGCGCAATTTGCTATTGCTAGAGGCGCTGCAGGACTAGGTCGTGATATTACTGGCTTCCTTGGTGGAGATGAACAACTACAAAAGGCTACAAAGGTGCGTGAGTTGTCGGCTCAGTTTGATATGACAACGCCTGAAGGACTTCGTCAATTCGCTCAAGCAGTATCACCATTTGCTCCTGATGTTGCGGCTCAGGCTACACAACGGGCTGCTGATTTAAGTTTAACAAGCGCTAAAACCACAAAAGCACTAAGAGAAACAAGAATACCTACTTCAGGTTTAGGCAAACTAATTACAGAACTTGATGATTTAATTGCATCAGGTGCAACTGAATCAGATCCTAGAGTTATTGCTTATCGTAAAGCTATTGCCGCTGAAGGTGAGCCAAAAGGAACCAAAGTTGAAGTTAAAACTGATTTAGGTTCTATATTTGAAAAGGCATTTACAAAGAAAGAAGCAGAAGATCAAGGCGAACAATGGGCTAAAGCAGGAGCAGCTTACGGCGAAGCATCTCAATTGTCAGCTAACATTAGAACAATGGAAAGTGTGCTAGGAAATTCCTTTACAGGGAAGTTTGCTAATTTCCAGCTTGGTTTGTCTAAAGCTCTTGGCGGTAGTGAAAAAGCATCTAACACTGAAGTTCTTGATGCTCTAAGCGCCCAGCTAGTTCTTCCTCTAGCTAAACTTTTGCCCGGCTCATTAGCGGTAAAAGAACTTGATCAATTAATCAAGACTAAACCAAATATTCAACAAGAAGCACAGACCATTCAGCGTCTGTTAAACCAGATTAAACGAGATCTAAGGGCTTCTGAGATTACTTATGAAGCTGGTGAAAAGTATCGTAAAGAAAACAAAGGTAGTATTGTTGGATTTAATCCGAACATGGCACGAAACAGAGCTACCCGTTTAGTTGAACTTCAGAACAAATTCCAACGGGATGGAAAATTAACTGACACTGAAAAAGCAGAAGCTCGTAAAATAGCAGAAGAGTTAAAAGTCGAGGCACTATAATGGGATTTTTAGAATATATCCGTGGTGAAGAGAAAGAACCTAAAAGCGTTCTAGAGCCGGGCGCTGCAGGAGAAGTTCGATATGAGGCTACTGAAGGCGGAGGCGTTGCTCCAGTAGAGACTAGCCCTCTTCCGGCTATTGGCGGAGTAGTTGGGACTATGCTCGGTGTAGCAGGACAAGGTCTTCCCTATGTCGGACCGATTTTGCGCTTAGGAGCAACAGGACAGCAGACTGGAATGTTTGGTAAGGCTGCTCAGATGTTTGGTCCTTCGTTAGTTGGCTCCACTGCAGGTACTTCGGTAGGATTAGGTGCTGAAACATTATTTACAGGACAGCCTGTTCCTTCTGGTCGTGTTGCTGAAGAGTTAATATCAAATGCTATTTTTGATGTTGGTGGTAATTTAGTATTTAGTGTCGCTGGTAAAACAATTAAGATCGGTAAAGATACTTTAGCGCAAGTAGTTCCGTTCTTAAAAGATAAAAGCCCAGAAGCAGCTAGAGAAGCAGCACAGCGTTTCTTGTCACAGCGAGGCGCTACTTTGAGCCGAGGACAGCTAACTGGAAGCGACTTCAGTATTGGTGTAGAAGAAGTTGTTCGTGGCGGTACTGGCGCACCTGCCTTTAGAGCGCAGGAGAAGAAAGTAAAAGAAGCCATTCAGCTAGGTGTTGAGCAGTTTAAAAGCAATTTAGATGTATCGGATGAATTCCGTGCTGCTTTACGCCAAGGAGACCCGACACAAACTGCTCTTGGTGATACTTTTAAAGGTGCATTAGATGTAGCACGACAAGAGTTTAAGAAAGTACACCGTCCGTTCTACGACAAACTAACACAAGACACGGGTGTGTTTGTTAACATGGCTCCAATTAAAGCAGAAGCCCAGAAAGAATATGACCGACTTGCTCAGATTAAGTTCAGAGGAGTAGAAGATCGTCGTAAAGTCTTAGAAGATATTCTTGCTCAAGATGATGTTTTAGACTTTGGATCTGCTCATGAGTTAAGATCAGGCTTTGGTTCATCGGCAAAAGATGCAGTTAAGCCCGGTAATGTTCCGACAACATTATCCAGAGAATACTCTAGATTTGAGCAGCAGATTGAAAAGGCAATGGATAACGCATTTACTTCTATTAAAGCGAAGAATCCTAACCTTGTTCAAGAGTATAATTTAACCAAACAAAGTTATAAAGAAGGCATGGATGGTCTTTATAATAATACGATTAACAAGGCTCTTGAGTTAGATCCGGAAGCTATTGGTAAGTATTTATTTGATCCTAATACACCGTCACGCTTTAGAGATATTAATAAAGCTGTAGCTCAGGTTGATAAATATAAGCGTCAAGATATTGTCAATGGCTTAAAATTTGGCTTTATTGACCAAGTAATGTCTTCTCCTGAGAATGTATTAAAGCTGCAGCAGACTCTCGAATCTAACAAACAATTCCGTGATGGCTTTAATGCGCTATTTAGCGGTGCTGGCGAGAAAGAGTTCTTAACTAATGTGCTAGGCGCTGCAAAGTATGGCTTAGACGAAGGTTTAGTGTCTCAAGTTGTTCGTAACCGGCTATCTTTAGAGGGAACTAGAGTTATCGGTCAAGCCGCTGCTGTCGGTGGAGGATATTTATTACTGCCTAACGATGTAAAAGATAAACTCGGTGAGAATCTACCTGAAGCAATTACAACTGCTGGAGTATTGTTCTTTACTCCTAAGTTTATCGCCAAAGCAATGACTAATAAGAAATCACAAGATGCTCTTATTAAACTAGGACAAGTACAAGCCAATCCTAAACTGGCTGGAGCTTTGTCGACTAAGATTGCTGATTTGCTGAATGAATCCGGTATTATTGATAATGAATATATTAATGAAGTAAATTCATTAGTTCAAAGAGCAGCCGGAACTGAGCAACCTCAAGCAGCTCCTCAAACAGCCCCTCAGCAGCCACAAACTAACTTCTTAGATTATTTAAATCAATAATCGATCCATTAACAATTAGCTTATGTAACTAAAGATTATGATGATATGTCCGACCAATTTGGGTTTATCGAAGGAGCAAAGTCAGTAACAAGCAGTATGGACGCAAGCCGTCAGGCTAGTCAGTCTATTACAAAAAGCATTACAGATGTACAAAAAGAAGCAGCATCAGCAGCACAACAGAAAGACTTAGACCGTAAACGACAACTACGAGAATCACAGGTCTTAAAAGAGCAGTATTTCAAACGAGCCATGATGGAATGGCAACGCCAAGAAACCATCCGTATCGAAGAAGCTAAAGTCAAAGCTGATTTCATTAAGAAGCATGGTGCTAAACGCTGGAATGAAGTCGAATCCATTAAACAAAAGATAGAGAAACAAGATGCTGAACTTAATAGAGAGTTTAAAGAAGATCTGGCAAAGAGCCGTCGAGCATTATTTATGTGCTATGCTTTGGCTGCAGTCATTGCTTACTACCTTACTTGGGGTCATAAAGGGTAAATAATGTTTACATTAATATCTACCGCATTGTCCTTCCTCATGGGTGGACTACCTAAATTACTAGACTTCTTTCAAGACAAGTCAGATAAGTCCCATGAACTAGAACTAGCTCGTATGCAGATGGAGCGTGAACTACAGATGCTAGAGCGTGGCTACGCTGCACAAGCTAGGATTGAAGAGATCAAGACCGAGCAAGTACAGATGGAGACACAAGCACAAGAGCGTCAGGCTATGTATGCTCACGACATCGAGATCGGCAAAGGCGCTTCGCAGTGGATTATCAATCTGCGTGCTTCTGTCCGACCAATGGTTACTTATTTGTTTGTGTTCTTACTAATCGTAGTAGATATTGCGTCTATTTGGTGGGCATGGTCTACTGGAGCAGCATTCGCTGAAGCCATACCGATGGTGTTCGACGCTGACGAGATGCAGATCCTTGCATCAATCATTGCCTTCTGGTTCGGCACTCAAGCATTTGCTAAGAAATGAATGTTAGCGACAAGTCAATAAAGGTTATAAAGCATCACGAAGGGGTAAGAACAACCCCGTACCAGTGTCCCGCTTTGTTGTGGACGATTGGTGTCGGTCATGTAATCGATCCGACTCACGCTAGAGTCCCGCTTGCGGAGCGTAAATCGCTACCGATTCCTGACGGATGGAACCGTAAGATATCGATGGAGGAAGTAGATGACATTCTTAGAAAAGACCTTGCTACTTTTGAACGAGGTGTTGAACGCTACTGTCCCGTTAAGCTCACTCAAGGTCAGTTCGATGCTCTTGTTAGCTTTAGCTTTAATGTTGGCTTGGGAACACTACAGCGAAGCACCCTCCGTCAGAAGGTTCTGCGTGGCGACATGGAAGGCGCTGCGGAAGAGTTTCTCAAGTATACAATCGGCGGCGGTAAAGTATTAAAAGGATTAGTCAATCGTCGTAATGACGAAAGGGCTATGTTTTTATCATAAAAAGAACCCCGCCGAAGCGGGGCTAAATAGGAGCAACGATGATTCATTGGGTATTAGGCGAACCTGCTGCCTCAGTTCCCGTGAGGGACGCTGAACAGAATTCTGAGGATTCCCAAGTCGATAGCTAAGTGTGACTCGTCATCGAAGTCGGGAACATACTCAAAACCAATGCTAAAGCCAGTGATTAGGTGAAAGTCTATTATCATTTTACTGGGCAAGCTCCGCTGGCACATTCGTCGCCACCATCAAAAGCAGCTTCATCAATGTGTGTGATTAATCGTGTAGAAGCCACGAGTTCGTCATACTGCTCTTTCGTGATTTCCTCCAAAGGAGCTTGGTGAAAGCCATGCTCATTGTGTAGCAAGAATGACAAGGACTTGTGATTGTTCTTGTAGTTCTTAGCCAAATACTTCTTAATCTCAGGCAACTCTTCCTTACGATAATAGACGGTGCATGACACACTGTTGTCAGACCAGTTAGCCTGTAACCACTTCACCACTTCCAACTGATCAATCGCTGTCATTTCAGCAGCAATCTTTGTCCCTGCAGGATAGCAGAATGGGAATGATACGACCATTGTGCTGTGATCTTCAGAGCCATCGAAGTTACGCTGATACTCGACAGGATAGCCATGCTCACGGCATACTTGCACCAACGGATGATCTGCAGCGATGCGAATACGACGAATCATATATTGTGAGTATGCTGGATGACATCCTGAAGTTACACCGGGCAAGAGCGACAAAGTACCACTAGGCTTAACTGTTGTCAGCTTGACAGACTCAGGGAAACCATGCTGATGGCTATACTTAAAGTCGAACTCACGCAGACGACGATAGGTATCGCTGAGCCAACTACGCTGCTCGTCAGTAGCCTGTAATACTCCAGTTACTCCAATACCCATCCGCATATTCTTATGCACGATGTCCTCAGTCTCTTTCAAGTGGCAAGGCAAGGCTAGGCTATGCTTGTTGATGCGATAGAGCAACTTACATACATCCAATAATTGCTCTTTGCTCTCGATGTTAGGCAGATATACTTCTGCTAAACAACAAGTTTCATAAGCAGCCAAAGACTGCTCAGCGCATGGATTGTAACCCATAACATCAGGATCAGGATAATCAGTCTCACCAAGACGACCAATCTTACGGGAAAGTTTAAGATTGATAAGACCGTATGGCTCTCCTTTGCCTTCGTATCCGTCCCAGAAGTACTCGTGTAGGTCTTTAATATCGCTGCAAACAACAGAATTATTAGACATAGCTCTCCAAGAAGGAATATTCCCCATGTCCCAGCGCTTAGCAAGTAGATACTCAACATCGTCAGGGTCTCCAATCGCAATCTGAGCAGAACGGCGTACATTACCAGCCACGACAATCGCACCAATGATGTTCATAATGTCAAGGCAGTCAATTGGACGCAGTTTCTTACCTGCTCGTTTCTCAAGAATGTTACTAATCTTAGCAATACCGTCGCAGAGATCTTCGGGACCTGATGCCGTTCCACCGAATCCCTTGATAGGCGCACCACGACCACGCACGAGTACAGTGCTGTAGCTAAATGTAGGATTAGAATCGGCTAGAAACGCCGCTTTGAGCGTTTTACCGAGGAGCTTGACCCATCCTTCACGGGAGTCAGGAACGATAAAATCAGCATCAGCGGTATTAACACGAGTAGGAGCGCTAAAGTTAGCGTTGACCGGAGGAAGTTTATCAACATATTGCCTCTGAATGTTATAGCCAACACCTGAGCCGAGCATTAGCAAGTCCATCGCCCATGTGAACGGACGGACTGGTTGATCAATGACAGTAAATGCACAGTTTTGTAGACTAGCTAAACCTAGACGACCAACTGTCTCTGTCCCCATTTGCCACAGGAATCGTCCGGCAACAGTGCCTTTTAACTCCATCAAGTACTTCCGTAAACGCTCTTGCTCATCAGCGTCAAAGCCACAACCTAACTGATCGTTAGCGGCTTTAATTACCCTTTCTACTGTATCGGTAAACTCTTCTGTTGCAGACTTTGGATCTGCTTCATTGAGCCGTCGTGCATAGGTTCTTTTGTATGTTATATAGCCTACAGTGCTAAAAGGTGTGTTATATGTCATTCGACTTCTTTCTCCAGTTTATCAAAATTATCTTCAATTAAATCTGTAAATCTCTCCACGATGTCTTCAGAGTTTATTTCAAGTAATTCGAGTAAGTCAATCTCATCGATTTGCTTTAATCGATCTTTGATGTCATTCAATGTTAACGCCATGGGGAACCTTCAACTGTATCATGAATAGTACTTTTTGTCAATAGCTTCATAGTTCGTAATAAGAAATTCTATATAATGTTTAGCCTTTTCAAGATCTTGTACGCCACTCTTGTACGGAAAGCGAAGTGTGTACTTAATCACATTGGCACTCCAAGGATCTAGCCCGTAAGCCATCATAATGTCCCAAGGCTGGATTTCTGCCACTTGGTAATGGTCCCCTCCAACCTGCTTACGATCGGGGCTTACAGAGTCGTTTATGCGGTCTATATAGTCTTTTAATTGCATTGCTTCACCTCTACAGACGATTTGATAGATTTTGTAGACTGCGACCAAGTTCCGCAACTACGGCACTGATAACGCTGATAGGTTCCGGTAGCCGAGATTGCAGTCCCCCGCCTTTGTAGGCTAGATGAGCTACAGTTAGGGCAAACATGACCGTCAGAAAAGAGATTGTGATTAGGATGAGACTTAATCCAAGGAAGCAAATGGCTATAGAGATTCTCAAGTAAGACAACATCCTGAATATTATACTTCTCCATCCGTTTCCACGCATCTTTATCTCCGTTCATACATTTAACCCAAAGCTCATGACCCTCATGTTCGTGCTTCTTACCAAGGTTCAATCGCTGCGCTACATAGTCCAGCTTATTGCTAGGAAACCTAAAGTTGCTGCGAACAACACGCAATAGGTCAATCTGTTTATAAGGCGATGGTGGATTAAAACTATGTAGTAAGAATTCCTTGTTAAGAGTAGGAATATCGAACTTAGTACCATTATAGTGAACAACAGCGTCTGCATCGTTGAGAAGCCCATGTATTCCTTTCAGCATTGTTTTAGGTCTTGATTTATGTACGGAATCAAACATCACTTCTTTCTCGCCGTACCATTTAGCTGCATAACATAAAACATAGGAAGACTCCATCAACTGATTGATGCTGACATTCTGTTGCCACAAGCCCCACACATGAGCAGTGTTAGGGCTGGACTCGATGTCTAGTAAGAGTATCTTCATAGCGGATTCCACTTACCTTCTTTCCAGTAATAGACTTTATGTTCTAAGTCAATACCGAGAACTGTGAAGTTAGTGTTATCGCCAATGACTTTCCAATCAGTGATTGTGATCATGACCATTCCTCATCGTCTTGTTTGTTGAAGTCAAACTCAGGCTGTATGTAATCTTGATTTAAGAAATCAGCCCAAGCTGCTGCAGGAATCATATGACCATCAGCACGATCATAAATAGTTGTGTTGTCACCAATAAACTTAACACGATCAACAATGTTATAACCGTATCTAGACGACACAACATCAGCACACATTAAAACAATATCCATCCATGCTGGTTCTTCGCTAAATTCACGACTACGCATGATATGATCTTCGTTGTCGAATATCTCAATCTTTACTTGTAGCACTTTTAGTTCCTTTCTTGGTTTTAAACTGATCATTGAATTGATCAATGGTCTTGCGTAACATTGCATTAAATCCGTACTCAATCATGAAGCAACGCTCTTCTTCACTCATGTCGATCTGAAGATCAGCGCCGCCATCCTTTCGCTCTTTCATTTCTAATATCTTCATTATTTCCTCGCTATTAAATCAAAAAATACTTCTGCATCTACAACAACTAAAGGTTTCTTGCCATTTTGCTTAACGACAGCAATCGGTTCATGATTGCCGTGCGTTTTTGCTTGTTCATAATAATTATAAACTGCTACTTTGGCAAGACTCTTACACTCAAACTGATAAGGAATACAATCTCTTGCCGCTGGACTTAGCTTTATATCTTCCCCGCCGGCTCCCATTGATGTGCTTACGAGGTCTCCGTGGCGTAGTTGCTGGAATCTTTTTTGTAGCTGCTCCACGACCCACTTTTGTAGGTTTCTTCCCTTTGCCTTTGCTGACTGCGGCTTCATCTTTTGTTTCCTCTAACTGTTGCGTTAATATCCACGACTTCGGAATACTGATGCGATTGTTGCACTCGTGATCCGATACTGTCCCAGCAACGCAGATTGCATCGTCTGTCTCTCCTACGAGAAAGCCTACGGTGACACAATGAGCGATGTCAACCTTTGGCTCATCCCAGCCGGCATCGGCTTGAGCATCAATCCATGTAATCTTTATAACCGGACAATCCTGTAACTTCACTTTACTGGCGGCTGCCATACTTGCTTCTCCTCTCTTAAAATCCATAATAAACGAGCATTCTCAAGTACTCTGGCTTCATCGCCATCATACGCTTTTAATACGGCTTCATACATCTCTAATTCTGTAGTGCAATCCTTCAATAACTTCTTGGACTTGACAGGACCAATCCCATCAAGCCCAATAATGTTATCCACTTTATCTCCTGTCAGGATCTGAAGATAGAAGTTACGGATCGCCTCTTCCTCGGTGACGAAGTATTTCTCTTCTTTCACAAAATTGTAGTGATGACCACGAATCATGTTGAGGTCTTTGTCAATACTGACAATGATTGTCTCATCCGGCTCGTGCCGATAGGCTTCGATGCCTATAGCGTCATCTGCTTCCATGCCATCTATTACTTCAAATCCCCAAGCTCGTTCCATGTATTCCCGTAACAACTGATAGTGATACGGTTTTGTCATGACACGATTGCCTTTGTATGGAGCCGTCTTAGCAATCTCATTTCTGAAATTTTTGGATCCTGTAAGATAGCCCCACACCTCGTCGATGCCGTCCATCGCCTGAAGATTGTCCAAGAATTCGGATAGACGGGCTAACGCAAATTCTGCTGGATCTCCTTCGGATGCAAACCCGAATCGGTATACGAGAATGTCAGCATCGACTAAGGCTTTCATAGTGGAATCTCGTCCTCTTCTTCAACAGCTGAGTCAGGGTTATAAACCTTGAGATCAGTGATGATGATCTTGACGAGAGACGGAGAAACACCTTTCTTGTTCTTCCAACTCCACTCATACGGCTTGATTAAAGCAATTGCTCGTGAGCCGTTTCCAACAGCATCGGTGATTTCTGTGCCACTGTTGTCAATTGGCTTGATTTCATAATTGCTTTTGGCAGTAATGAACCAGCCCTTCTCAGGCTTGTCTTCCCTTTGGCGTGGCTCTAAGCCAGCGTCTTGCAGTGCTTTTACAGCACCTTCGCTAAGGTTAGTCAAGTCTACTTGATACTTGCCAGACATCTCGGACTTCTTATTAAAGAAAGCCCACTGGACTTCTGCTTCAAACTTAATTGGCTTTTCTAAATTTGCCATAAATACTCCTTTGTTATACTGCGGTTAGTCAATACTGCTTAGTGCATCTTTCCGGAGAAAGACTTCATTTCATCGATACCATTCATTGTTTCATCCACAATCCCATTAGCTGCTGCAACTAAGCAGTCAAGGGTTGTTTCTAAATCAACGGAAGTACCGATAGAAAATGTGCGGTCGGTATACAAGACAATCAACACCTGACCTTCGATTTCCTTTTCGTTATTCTCTAGTGTGTCTCTTTCCATGTATTACCTACCTTGTATTCGCCCGTTAAGGGACAGTTCATTTTAAATTCCAATCCTGCATTCGTAATTGCACGAACACCTGATTGACCAACTTCATCTGCATACTGCTCAGGAACTTCTAACTGCCACTCATCGTGAACATTAGCTACGAATTTAAACGGTATTTTCCGTTTTGTCAAGTCTTTGTGTAATAAAACCAACGCTTTCTTCATTACTATCGCACCTGCGCCCTGCAGTAGCGTGTTGAGCGCCGAATGCTCCGAGCGAATGAGTAGCTTGCGTCCGTCGATACCTTGAAGGCATCCCCTCGAAGCCACCGCTTTAGAAACACGATCTCTGAGTCTTTGAAGTTTCGGTGTGTTTCGCAGAAAATTATCAATGAGCTTTTGTCCTTCTTTCGGTGAGCCTCCAACAATCTTCCCGATCTTGGCAGCTCCTGCGCCATAGAGAAAGGCGTAGATAAAAGTCTTAGCTTGGTTCCTCGTTTCCAATCCCGCTGCTTTTTGGTTGGCTGTGTGTATATCGCCTTCCACAACTTCATTCGTATATTCATTATCATTCATGTAGTGTGCCAGCATACGAAGCTCTAAACCGCTTGCATCGATGCCAACTAACTTACATCCTTTCTCAACTATCCAAAGATTACGGCAGTCAGGACCATAAACCGCACTGGCATTAGGGACTTGTGCCATGTTGGGGCTGTGGTGCGTCATGCGTCCTGTTACTGCGCCATTCGTGATTACTTTGCCATGCACACGACCGTCAGACTGCATTGCATCCATCCAGCTTTCGATCTGTGCAATACGCTTTTGCAGCATCAAGTATTCGGCGATTGCTTTCGCTTCGGGGAAGTCGAGTCCTTCGAGCGTGGTTTCGTCGACGATGACGCTGCCTTTCTCGGTGAACTTTTCCGGCTTCCAGCCTTTTTCGATGAGCCTTTCTGCGATTTGCTTGCGGCTACCGGGGTTGAACTCTTCGACGATGTCTTTGAGGGCTTTTCCGGTTGTTTTGTGGGTGCGACCAGAAGTGATCTTGGGAGGAAAAATCCTTTGCATTTCAACCGTAATAGCATCCAGCTTAGTTTTAAGTTCAGCCAGTAATCGCATAGCAGACGATTCATCGAATTTGAAACCGTTTCGTTCTTGAACTGCGATGATTGCTTGTATTTCATGTTCTAACTCCTGTGATGTTAATGAAAACTCCTGACGCTTTAATTCACTCTTTAAATAATTATAAATCCTATGCAACACTTCCACATCCTGAACGCAATAGGCGATCATGTCGTCTAGTGACTGCTCAGCTAAATCAAAATCGGTGAACTCAGATTTATTAATCCCTAATATATTTCCTAAATTCGCCAAGCTGTGTCCACCTTCTAGGCTTGGATTTAGTAATCGGCTTAGAACTAATGTATCTTCGACTTTCTTCAATGTAATCTGACATTGCCATAACTTGTTCAGCAAGTAGAAATCGAATGCGATCCCATTGTGAGCCACTATCAAATTCGCTGCCTTTATATACTCCGACAAGTCTTTTGCTTCTTTCCATACTCGCACCTCGTTTGTGTCTAAATTCTTAGTAACAACGCACCAAATCTTGCTATGATCTAATGTGGTTTCGATGTCCAATAATAAGCGCATATAATGACTGTATACTAATGTTGGCTATTTGTCAAGGTTATCAGTTGATGCCGTAGTGCCTGTATCTCCGCCATCGCTATTGTCAAATTCGTCTCTGATTGAATCAGTCGATCCTGAAGATCCTTGATCTCCTTTTGCATTTCTTCGACGCACTGCACTCGGTCTTCTGTCGTCCATGTTGTCATCTGATTTCTCCATTTCCAAAGGTTGTTCCAATTGAACAGGTTTAACGGCGGACACTTCCACACCACTTTCTAACTCCTCAATATATTGTTCTAATAACTGTATGTATTCGACTTTCTTCTTCAGTTCCTCAATACACTCCTGTGCTAACTTAAATACTCTCTGTGTTGTGTCATCCATGTAATAAGTCCAGATACATAAAAGAAAACTGCTACGGCTTCAACAATCAATAGTGGATTATCTCGCTGCTTCCATCCTGCCCAAGCCCACATCGCACTCCCAATAGCACTTAGAACAATGTTCATCGGGTAGATATTGTAGCTGGTCAAGGCAATACCGGCTAGGCAAAGATAGGTTGCAATCCACTTTAAACTAAGCATCGTTACGCCATTTGTCAATTGTTAAATCAAGCGCAGTGCCGTCAAGCCATTCCCAAGTAGTCATCTTGTTATCGCTAAGCACGACAATCGGTGCATAGGCATTTGGCGGCACATCCCATGCTGAGTTCCGTAACCAAAGATAGCGTTCAGCGTTATTAAACATTTCTTTATTATCCTGAATCCTGCTAAACACATCTTTATTTAGCTCACGAAGACGCTCAATCTCATTACACAAATCGGTGATGATCTTGCGTGTAACATGATAGTCATCGTTCTTAGCATACTTCAGGGCTTTTGATAATAAATCGTCATTCATATACTGTCCTTAATTTCTAACATTCTTCCGGTTGATGGATTGTAAAGCAATTCACCAGCACCGCCAGTGTAGCCACTAAAGCGATTCTTTAAAACCCTAACATGAGTAGTGTTTCTCTCAACAGGATCTAACGCTTGACCGTTACGCTCTAGTCCGATCACGATGTCCGATAGCTGGGCAATCGAGCCTGAGCCTCGCAACTGAGCCAATGATGTTACTGCGCCTTCCTCGTGTCCTTTGCTTTCCGGACGCTTTAAGTGCGATACGCAAATGAGACTGATTCCTGTTTCCTGAACCAGCATCCGTAGCCTTGTCATAATAGCGTCAAGAGCTTTTCGTTCATCGCCCACATCACCGCCGCTGACAATAATACTAATATGATCCAAGAATACATAGCCACATCCCAATCCTTTAGCCATATAACGGACACGATTAACAATGTTGTCAAGAGTGCTACTTCCAAAATGATCAAAAAGATAAAGGCGGTTAGTACCAAGTGTTCGATCAAAGGCATCTTTTAACTCCTCTTCAGTAACTTCTATATCAGGTAAATGAATAGGCTTGTTCGCCGCTAACGACATCAGCGACCTAGCCGTCTTACGAACTCCTTCTTCCAAGAACATCATGCCGATATTGTCTTCAGTTTTATTGACAATATGCCATACGATTTCACGCAAGAACTGCGACTTACCTAGTCCCGATCCGGCGGTGATCATAACGAGTTCTCCTTTACGAATGCCATAGGTGAGCTTGTTTAGCGCCTCATACGGATAATCGCATTCAGCCTTGTCAATCGGCTTCGATACAACTTCCCAAAGCGTAGCGCCTTGAATGATGCCATCAGGCACATAGTTCTCAGCCCTCCACCAGTCATCCAAGAACTCTTTGTCGGCTTTGAGTTTAAGATAATCAGAGGCATCCTTGAGTCCGGTTCGCATCTTCATCATCTTAACTTTGCCGCCGAACAACTCAGCGATGGACTGACTAGCCTTCTGTCCGGCTTCGTCAGAATCAAAACACAATACGATATTCTCGAAACTGTCAATATATTCATACTGCGCCTTGCAGTCCTTGAGAGCTGCCGATGCGCCGTTACGGATCGATACGACAGGATACTTCGCACCCATCATCTGGAATGCTGACATCGCATCGAGTTCGCCTTCACAGATCGTCAAATAGCGACCACCTTTAGGAAAGCATTGTTGCCCGAATAGCATCGTATTGCTAAAGTCTCCGGCAATCGAGAATGACTTGCTTGACACCAATCGAGTCTTAACCGCCGTCAATACTCCATCATTGTCAAAGTAAGGATAGTAATGCTTATTCGGATCTTGCTTGACACCGTATTTCAGGCAAACAGGCGAATGAATATTACGATCACTGATAGCACTAGCAGTAGCATTGTCATAGAATTCTAAGTCCTTGTTCATTGGTTTGGTTTCTCGTTTAGTAGAGACATCACCCGCATCATCTACATAGGTTTCGCATACATGGCAATAGGTGTGTCCATCGTCATAGAGTGAGTTTCCATCGGACGAACCGCATCGATCACAGGCGATATGCTTAATGAATTTACTTCTTGGCTTCGTTAGCATTCTTGGCTTCTTCCTTCATCTTTTCAAATAATGGATTCGGTCTATTGTCCGGCACATCTCGATACTGATAGCCGCCATAGCTTGTTACACCGCTAATACGGTTAGCCTCAATGATTCCAGCTAAGTGTCCTTGAATGCTCATTTCTTCTTCTCCTTTACAGTTTCTTTTACGGTCTTAGCCATCTCGATTTGTTGCTCAAGTGCCTGAACCTTGGCTTTCAATGCTTCAATCTCTTTGCCGAGTTCATTAACGGCTTCGATTACTCGTGGTAGTTGCAATAATGTCATTTCTTCTTCCCTTTCCTTGTTTCTTGCTTGAATTGTTCTTCCTGAATAACCATGTGGTTTTGCATCGCCTTACCGGATAGCGTTTCTAATTCGCTTACATACTGCTTTGCAGTGTCGTAGATAAACCAATAAGTGCCGCTATATCGGGTATCGGTTTCTGCCTCTCCTAATGCCGCAATCATCTCACTAAAACACTCGATCTTAGCACTGATCTTGTCCAACTCACAACTCACATCATAGTAATCCATATTATAACTCCTAGGTTATTAAAGTTTAGTTTAATATAACTTATAGGTATTAAAGCTACCTTACATCAATTACACCTTGAACACGAACCCTCCAAGGATACTCCTTTTCAATCCAAAAACAACGGTAAGTGCCGTTCTTAACACTTAGCCAAGCCTCGTAGAGCTGATACTTGTCGGTAGCGTCATAACAGTCCTCATGCGCCCATTCCATACGACCGGCAATATAGCCCACTAACACACCAAAAGCAAACGCTGAAATGATAAAACCACGAATCAAAATAGACATGATCCAAGCCTCTCATATGCCTCACGAAATAGATTCCGTTTAGGCACTTTATTAAACTTCACCCAAAACGACGGGTCTAACTTCTTATGCGCCTCTGCCTCTTGCTTTGTAGCAAAGCACCGCACAATCTCGTTATGCTCATCTCTGACCTCATAGCGTAGCTTCATTTTAGAGCCTCCTTAGCCCATCGAATATGATCCTCACATTGCCATTTGATTTTGTCATGGCTTAACTCGACTTGTTCATTAGCGATGGATTGTAGCACTTGTTCATATTTTCTTATCCTCATAAGAAACTCTAGTTCTCTCGTATCAAGATAATCAGCTTTATTCTCATAGTGTTCTTTAGTCATAAGAGTCCTCGCCTAATTTATGATAACTGTTTTTACGCAATCTAAATTGAAATAATTCTTTATGTTCTGGATACTCTTTTGCGAACTTTCTAGCGTAATGACTAATCCAGCCATCATCGATTTTATAATCGCCATCAGTGCCAATAGCAGTTTCCCACCGAATCCGATGAAATACACATTTAGCTGAAAAGTATTTTCTTTTAGATGCTACTTGCAAAGAAAACTTCTTAAACATTTCCCAAATAGCAGGATTTTGTGCGTCGTAAATTTCAAAATTTTCTTTAGTCCATTTATTATTCATCTTGATCCTCCATTACGGCACGACTAACCAATCGATTGACCTTATCAGCGATAGCGACTTCGAGATCCGCCATAACGGTATTGTAGCCGTAATCCCCGATTAAATCAACCATATCCATCAATATGAAGTGATACCTTGCTTCTTCGTTATGCGACATCATCGTCTAAGCCCTCCTGTAATTGATCGCACATATCTTGCATACAACACAAACAAGTCGGACAGAATGATACATCAAGGATACCAAAATAGCCTTGTATGCCTCCTTCGTCTTCTAATGAGAACTCATAAGAGCAAACATTACATTTATTTAATTCCGACATAAATCCTCCTATTCCTCGACAATATCATACATCACTAATAAAAACAACGACATAAAAACAACATATTCTATTGACAAACAAATCATTCTGTGATACCCTCATCTATATAGATAACTATATCGTAGCTTTTACTATGTATATAACATAAGAATTATTACTATGTAGTAGCTACATCATAGATCATCATTGTCTGTATAGTCTGTATAGTCCTCGTAATCGTTAAATATCTGATCCATTGACGGCATATCAGCTTCGTGTAATAGGTCTTTACGGTCTATTGTCGGAATCAATACATCGAGTCCGGTGTAGCAATCTTGGCACATATCCAAATAATTGCCGTCTAAGGTCTTACGAGTGGATTCGTAATCATTCAATAATTTATCACATATTGTGCAGTGCATTAAAACCTCCTCAATTCGATTAAAACATAGTAGGATATACCTACCCCTTACCTAGTCCCTGAAATCGTCTCTAAAGCCGTTTAAATGCGTTTTAGAGGTATTCCCAAGCATAGCATAGCATTACACCGGCTAAGTGATAGACAACATAAGCCATAATCAGGTAAAAACAGAACCACCAATAGATTGTTTTCATAGTTTCTCGCAGTTAATGTATTTGCCATCAGAACAGATAAAACATACCGTTGATCCGTTAGGCGTGTCTATAATTACGCTACGACAGGCATAAGCGCTAGTCATCAGCGACAATAAACCTAATATAATCAATACTTTAGCTTTCATGCTAGTGCCTTTCCTTGTAATCGTTTACAACTTTTTAGTAGCTGTTTAGCATTTTTAATGTCATCGGTTAATGGTTCTAACCAACTACCATCATCGATATAGCCATCGGCACTTTGTGTTAAGCGTTCTAACACATCAAGCATATAGGCTATTTCTAAATCAGTGAATAAGTTAGTGGTTTTCATAACTGTTAATCCTTTCCTGTTCCTGTTCCAACATCATATAAAAGTCAGCATACCAAATATCGAACTCATGAGCGTCATATTGTTCCCTGAATACAGGATCGTCTAAGCGCATTTGGTGAAACTCGAAGTAATAATCAAACTTGTCCATTTTTGTAAATCCTTTCATAAGTAAGCGTCTAATTGATCGTCGTCTAAGTCTTCTAACTCGAATGTTTTCATATCGATATAGAATTGTTGTAAAGCGTCTAGATCCATTTCATTAAGTAAACGATTGACAATCGCCTCTATCTTTTCTGATTTATCCATTTATAAAACCTCCTCTCCAAGGTCAATTAAATCGTCTATACCGAAACTCTCAAAATCACTTCGTTGCCTGATAGCATAGCCTAAAACTTCGTCTAACTTCTCGAAAACCTCTGTTTTGTTTTCTGCCTCTACTGTAATCCATACTTTAACTTCATAAAGTTTACTCATGTTTGTAAGCCTCCCGTGCATTGTGAATGTTTAGCCAAAGATTAAAAAGTTCGCTATCAGATAAGCGCCATAAGTGGTGCTGATACTTCGGGTCAGTTTTACCCTCAAGATAGCCGAGATCCTTCCAAATCTCATACTGTAATTCTGATCTAGTCATGATTCCTCGCTTTCATCATCATCAAGATAATCCCTGTATTCCCTAATTAGTTCTTCGTCTGTATAGTCCTCAAAACCCTTATGACCATATCGGCAAATCTCTAATCGGTATTCCGCATCGTTTTCCATTGAGTCAAACATAGCAAAAGTTAGTTTGTTAATCATCTCATCTCTAGTAATCATAATTCCACCTCATCATAGAATCGTTGAACAATATAGCCCATCATCTCAAACTTTAAGGCTAATCCACCCTCGCAACCTGTATAGATTATGTTGCCGTGATCGTCAAATACTTTGAATAAATAGTTAGTCATACAGCCCCCTCTCTAATTGCCTTGTTTGTAACTTTAATATATAAATCGTCTAAAGCGTCTTTATATGTAGGATAGCCATCTAAACTCATCGTTTCACTCCAACGAATACTCCATTGGTTGAATGTTTCTGAATTCGGGTCTAAATCCTTAAAGATATACGGTTTAAATGTAATCATACTACACCTATCGCAGTCAAATGCCACATAATTTGGGCAAAGATGAACAATAAAATACCAATAATGACCATATGGTAATTTTTCATTACTCTGCCTCGCTTTCCTGTTTGTCGTCTTCCTGTTGTTCCGCCTCTACTTCAACATAATATCTAGCGATCTCATGAAAGTTTACCTCACGAAAAGATGCGCTCATAACATCGCTATAAAACCCCGGCTCAATATCCGGCATCATATCAAGAAACATATCGTTAATGCGCTCAGCTACTAAGCCGGTGATCGTGTCTAAATCTTCATACGATCCGAAATAATCAGCCGTAATCATCGCTATTTGTTCAGACATACGCCAATCGTTATCAATCCATAAATTAGCGTTCCATGTTTCGTAATTAGTCCATCCGTTGTATTTATTAGACATGATTAAACCCCTTTCACTAAGTTATCGAAATATTCTTGATCCTCATAACGATTTGTAGCTAATAACCATCCAGACAACGAAAACCATTTGTTGATATGCTTTGTTGTAGTCTTAGACCATTTCTTGCGGGTTTGCACAAACTCATCTTGTGTAAACAATGCAACCGGTGTTGCGTAGCTAAATAAAACCCTGTCGCCATTGGCTAAGGTTAATTCAGTCATATTTGACGCTATTGGTTTGATCTTCATAATTTAATACTCCTGTCTAAAGTTAAGATACTGCCTGTTAAGTTTACATTTACTGCAAGTTAGAAACAATACTTTGGATTTACTCCCGCTTGTTTCTTAAATTCATTCCACTGATGATTAGCCCTAAAGTTAGCGATACGATAAACCTTTTTCCAATCGCTGATCTTTTCATCGGCACAGAAATCTTTAATGGCTTGTTTCTCATCGCCACAAAAATCCCTAGTATTGATGATCAAATCGATTGCGTTATTGATGATGTTATCTGATATGTAAGTCATAATTAAACCCTTTCTTTGTTGATAGTGTTTACAGTTTAGCCCTATCACCGATCATCAGCAATAGGGACAAACCCTTAGTTAATTGTAAACTGCTAATGCGATCTTTTTAGCACAGGTCAATCCAAATGGAAAATAACCTTGGCTTTCCTGTTGCGGCACAACATTATCAATATAGTATTTATTCGTGATGAAACTCAATTCAAGCCAAGCCGCACCAGCTTGTTTTAGTGGTTTTCCACAGCAAGTGCAAACATCGTCTTCGCTGATAGTCATTTTAGACTGTTGTGCTTTTACTTGTTCTACTGTTGCTTTCATGGTTCTATTCTCCTGTTCTACTGTTGATTAAAGTTTGTTTACAACATCTTTAATAAATACTACACCCATGCAGATCGAACTGACTAGAAGACCTGCAAACCCCACATTACTTTGAAACATTATGATCAATGATGATCCAATGACTAAGTTAGCTATGGCACAAATGACTAGGAAGACTGAATAATTCATGGTATTTCCTTTCTTATCTACTGTTAATCAATCACTACTATGATTCTATTATGATCCTATTTTGTCTCTATTGGAATAGGTAGAAACCCTATGTTTTCATTGTATTTATTAATAGGTATTGAGTCTTGATAGCCTAACTCTATTGACCTAGACTGTTGTAAATAAACAACACTTTAGGGTGCTTCATCGCCTCATACATTCCCGCTATCGCCTTCACAGTCTTAATAGTTTTTAACTATATAGCTGTAAGCGTATATTCGTCATAGCGTATATTCGCCGTCATCGATATTGTTGTATAAAAACAACACCGGGGGAGGGGTATGCGGTGATGTGTGATGTTGTCGGAGCCTCTATAGCATACAAAATAGTAAAAATAGACTATATTGCACTGCAATGTAAGTGCTTGATTGTATTAACAATAATAATTGGTGACAGAGTAGACAGAAAAGGGACAGACTCGATAGCAGAATCGGCGCACACGGAGTGGTCTGCGAAGCAGAGGTAGCGGAGACCATATAGCCTACGGAGTCCCGCACAGCCCTGCTGGTCTGCAGAGTAAAGAAAGTTAACAAAGTACTTGACAAATCATTAAAAGTATGATATAGTTCGCACTATATAGAACTGTGATGATTCGTTAGGGTGTTTCGTCAGAGATGATAATTCATATAGTAATTCTTCCTATATAGAAGCTACTATAGAATACAAGTCAATAGAGTAAAAGCACTATATAGTAGGCTTTACCCTTAAACAAGTCTTCCATTAAGGATAAAAGACAATGTCTGATTCTGTCGATATAAACACTTCGGTTGTCGAAGTTAAAAAAGAAAGACCAAAGTTAGTCCGTCGTAAAGTAGGTCGTCCTCTGAAGAAGGACATCGAGGCTAAGAAAAAAGGTAACAGAGGTAAGGTCGGAAGACCTGCCGGAGACGCAGCCAGAATCAATGAGTTCAAAGCGAGGCTGCTGGGAACCTCCGGTGACAAGATTATTGAGACCCTTATTGCCAAGGCATTGAACCCTGACGATAAGGATAACATGGCAGCACTGAAGTTGTGTGTCGATCGTATTCTACCGCTGTCGGTATTTGACGCTGCAAAGAACAGTGGCTCGACACCGCAGATTAGCATTAACATCACTGGCTTGTCTAGCCCTACAGTAGACGCTGGTGTTGTCGATATGATTGAGGACTCTGATGACGAGTCTTAACTTTCAGCTACTGAAGTGGCAGCAGGAGGTCTTTAAGGACAAGACCCGCTTTAAAGTGATAGCAGCCGGGCGGCGATGCGGTAAGAGCCGTCTAGCAACGATGATGCTGATCATCAAGGCTTTGGAGGCTCCTGAAGGCTCGGCAGTGTTGTATGTCTCACCAACGCTAGGACAGTCCAGACAGATTATCTGGGACAGCTTGTTGGAGATCGGCAGACCAGTGATTAAGTCTGCTCACATCAACAACCTAGACATTACGCTGGTGAACGGTCGTAAGATTCATGTTCGTGGCGCTGACAACAGTGACACCCTGCGTGGTCTCAGTTTGTACTACGCAGTCTTAGACGAGTGTGCGTTTATTAAGCAGGAGACTTGGGAGAAGATTGTTCGTGCTTCCCTGTCGGATAAAAAAGGAGATGCAATGTTTATCTCCACTCCGTCAGGTCGTAACTGGTTCTACGATATGTATAGCCTCGGCGTTAGCGGCGAAGACGAAGAATGGAAAGCATGGCACTTCACCACGAAAGACAATGAGACGATTGATCCGAAAGAGGTTGAGGCTGCACGCAAGACGCTCTCTTCCTTTGCGTTCAAGCAGGAATATGAAGCATCCTTTGATAATGCCGGGCAGGAGATTTTCAAGGAAGAATGGATTAAGTACGGAGAAGCTCCGCAGTACGGCGATTATGTTATCGCCATCGATCTCGCAGGTTTTGAGGAAGTTGCTAAAAATGCGGGTGCAGGAAAGAAGAAGCTCGACGAATCCGCTATAGCGATTGTAAAAGTAGAAGATACTGGCGACTGGTTCGTAGAGAAGATTATCCATGGCAGGTGGGACATTAAAGAGACTGCTGGGAAGATTCTCAGAGCCGTACAGGAATACCAACCTACTTCGGTAGGGATTGAACGAGGAGCGCTAAAGAACGCAGTATTGCCCTACCTCAATGACATGATGCGTAAATACAATGTGTACTTTCACATTACCGATTTGACGCACGGGAATAAAAAGAAGACTGAGCGTATCGCTTGGGCTTTACAGGGTCGTATGGAACACGGTCGTATTACCCTAAACGAAGATGAAGATTGGAGAGAGTTAGTAGATCAAATGCTCCTCTTCCCAACCGCTAATGTGCATGATGACTTAGTTGACGCATTAGCTTATGTTGACCAGCTCGCCGTAGCTCACTATCAGCAGGATTATGAGGATGATGACTACGAAGCTCTCGATGTTGTAAGTGGATACTAATATGGCTGATAAAGAACAAAACTATACTGTTTCAGATTCACAACTGACAGCAAATGATTTATTACAAAAGCAGAAGTTTTATAGCGAATTATTTGGTGCTGATTTTGTAAATAAAGGATTAAATCAATACGGTTCTGGTTTTTTAAATGTACTACAAAGAGAAGTAGCAGCTAATCCAAGTATTTTAACTAGTTTATTAGGAACTGTAGCACAGGCTGTTCCGTTTGCTAATTCTGGACAGTTTTTACCTGAACAAGGAATTATGAACCGAGGAGCTGTGAATGTAAAAGCAGTTCCTCAGGTAGATACTAATATAGGTCAATTCCGTGCTGGAGCTGGGAAGACTTATATTCAATTACCGGATGGGCGCTATATTGAAACCCCAACAATGTATGAAGCAGGTTACAGGACTGGTTTATTCGGGGGTAATTTAGATATACAAGGCAATCTAATTCCTAAATCCGGACAAATGCCACAAAGTGTGTACAACATTATGGCTCGTTATACCAAACCTTTTTAAAGGAAAACCATGGCAGAATTTACCAAAGACGAATTAGGACAAAACGAATTCGTACAAGAAACTGAGTCCGACAAAGAGATTGTCGAGTTTGTCGTTTCACACTGTGACCGTTGGCGTGACCATCGGGACACCAACTACTTAGAGGATTGGAAAGAGTATGAACGGATATTCAGAGGTAAGTGGGCTGCAGAAGACCGTACTAGAGAATCTGAGCGCAGCCGTATTATCTCCCCAGCGACTCAACAGGCTGTGGAAACAAGACACGCAGAAATTTGCGAAGCAATATTCGGAAATGGTGAATGGTTTGACATCCGTGATGACTTGGTGGACCAACAACTTATCGATGTTGAACTCCTTAAACTCCAACTCAAAGAAGACCTAGAGAAGGAAAACATCCGTAAAGCCATTACTCAAATCGAGTTGATGGCTGAGATCTACGGTACTGGTATCGGTGAGTTGACAGTCTCGAAGAAGACTGAGATGTATCCTCAGACCATGCCGATGGCAGATGGTACTGCTGCCTACGGTGTGATGGAAAAGGAATACACCTGCGTTAAGCTAAACCCAATCAATCCTAAGAACTTCTTGATTGACCCTAATGCAGTCAGCATCGAAGATGCGATGGGTGTAGCGATTGAGTCTTATGTTTCCATCCATCAGGTAGTATCGGGTATCGAAAAGGGTATCTATCGTAAAGTAGACATCCAGCCCTACGGTCAAGACGATGATCTTGAGCCAACACAGGAAGATGTACAGTTTAAGGACGACAAAGTACTTCTCATGAAGTATTACGGCTTAGTACCTCGTGAATACATTGAACAATTGGAGAATGAAGAAGGTGAAGAAGTTGTCGATCTTTTTCCGGAGGATAGCACTGCGGATAAGTATAGCGACCTCGTCGAGGCGATTGTTGTTATTGCGAATGGATCAACCCTTCTTAAGGCGGAGAAAACCCCATACATGATGAAGGATCGTCCTGTCGTAGCATATCAGGATGATACCGTACCTAACCGTTTCTGGGGTCGTGGCACTGTCGAGAAGGCATACAATATGCAAAAGGGTATCGACGCTCAGTTGCGTAGCCACTTAGACAGCCTAGCCCTCACAACCTCGCCGATGATTGCCATGGACGCAACCCGCCTACCTCGTGGTGCTAAGTTTGAAGTCAAGCCCGGCAAAGCAATCCTCACCAATGGCAACCCAGCAGAGATTCTGTTCCCATTCAAGTTCGGTACAACTGATCAAGGTAACTTGGCGATCAGCCAAAACTTTGAGCGTATGTTGCTACAAGCGACTGGAACGGTTGATGCTTCCGGTCAGCCAACACAGTTTACCCGTGACGGTGCTGCACAGTTCTCGATGTCAATTGCTGGCATCATCAAGAAGTACAAGCGGACACTGACGAACTTCCAAGAGGACTTCTTAGTACCTCTGATTCGTAAGGCTGCCTATCGCTTTATGCAGTTTGACCCTGAGCGTTATCCAGCAGCGGATTACAAGTTCATTCCGATGGCTACTTTGGGTATTATTGCCCGTGAGTACGAGCAACAGCAGTTGATTGCCCTCTTACAGACCCTCGGTCCTGACACTCCAGTGCTGCCGATGATCCTCAAAGGCATCATTGCCTCGTCTAGCTTACCAAATCGTGCTGAGATGATCACACAATTAGAGCAGATGATGCAGCCTAACCCAGAGCAACAACAGCTACAACAGGCTAATACGCAGCTCCAAATCGCTGCTGCAGAGGCTCAAGTAGCTAAGACGCAGTCTGAGGCTGTCAGAAACAACGCTTCGGCTCAGAAAGACATTATAGAGGCTCAGTTAATGCCTCAAGAGACCCAAGCGAAGGTGATTTCAGGGCTATCGCAGAACATTCGTGGTGCTAATACCGACGGAGAGTTCGAGCGTAGAGCAAAAATCGCTGAATTAGCCCTCAAAGAAGAGGATATTCGCAGCAACGAGCGTATTGCATCGTTACAAATGTTGCAAAAACAATCAAAAAGTGCTTGACAAATAAGTAATTTTGTGGTAATATCGGCGTAGTGTTGTAATTATGCAACACAGTTCCCATTTAAGGAGAAAACTGTGGACAAACAACTTCAAAAGTATTATGAGAACCGTTGGGACATGATGTCAACGGAGGGATGGAAGCAATTTACCGAGGATGTTCAAGGAATATTCGATGCGGTCAATAAAGTTGCTCCAATCCAGAACGAAATTGATCTGTTCTTTCGTAAAGGACAATTAGACATCCTTCAGTGGGTGCTAACTCTAAAGGAAAGCTCAGAAACAGCTTACGAAGCATTGCAGAAAGACTCGTCGGGAGACGCTCAGGATGCCTCGTAGGATATTTGAATTCCTCTGTGAAGAGGACCACTTACAAGAACGCTTGGTTAGTTATGAGGTAGCCACAGTATCTTGTGAGTTGTGCGGTAAAGACGCACATCGGCAGATCTCTGCACCCCGTATTAGTCTTGACCCTATCTCCGGCGATCATCCGCAGGCGACAGCAAGGTGGGCTAGACAGCGTGAAGAGAAACGCCTTCTAGAGCGTAAGCTCAATTCGTGACGAAGACAACCCATTCTGGACCTTTGTTATTTTATAAATCCTACAATCACTTTGTGACAGGAGCAATATATGGCTGCAAACTTTGTTGAACAAGACGAACTGCAAGAAGAAACCTTCGATCAGATAGACCAACCAGCGGAACAACCTCAAGAGCCACCACAGGCACAAGAGACTCCGGAACCAGCACCACAGGAAGTCATTCCTGAGAAGTATAAGGGCAAGTCAATAGAAGACATCGTTAAGATGCACCAAGAGGCTGAAAAGCTCATTGGACGACAAGCTCAAGAAGTACATGAGGTGCGTAGTCTAGCAGATCAGTTACTCAAGCAACAACTCGAATCGAAGCAACAGGCGAAGCCAGCTGAAACAGTTCAAGAAGAAGATTTCTTTGCTGATCCAAAGCAAGCGGTAGCACGAACTGTAGAGCAGCACCCAGCAGTACTTGAAGCTAAACAAGCAGCACTCGAACTCAAGAGAATGCAGACTGCCCAGAAGTTGCAGTCAAAGCATCCGGACTTCATGGACATAGCGCAAAACGCTGATTTTCATGAGTGGGTCAAAGCAAGCCCAATTCGTGTGGATTTGTTTACCAAAGCTGACGCTGAATTTGACTTCCCAGCGGCTGATGAACTACTTAGTACCTACAAGGCTATTAAAGGTGTTCAAGCAACCGAAAAGAAGACCCAAGCAGCGGAAACACAGGCTAAAGCTCAAGAAACTGCATTAAGAGCTGCAGCAGTAGATACCGGTGGTACAGGCGAAAGCAGTAGAAAGATTTATCGCAGAACTGACCTTATCAAATTGAAAATGACGGACCCAGATCGTTATATGGCATTACAGGACGAAATCCTAGCCGCATACGCTGAAGGGCGAGTAAAGTAACTTATTAATCTAGGAGATTTATAAAATGGCAACAGCAGCATATCCCGGTGGTAGTTCATCTATCGTCAACAAGACAAATGCAGACAAGTTTATTCCAGAGATTTGGAGTGACGAAGTAGTAGCTGCATACAAGAAGAACCTCGTATTGGCTAACTTGGTTAACAAGATGTCTATGCGTGGCAAGAAGGGCGATACTCTTCATATTCCTAAGCCAACTCGTGGCGTAGCTACTGCTAAAGCAGCTAACACCGCAGTTACCATCCAAGCTGACACCGAGACCGAAGTATTAGTCTCGATCGACCAGCACTTCGAGTATTCTCGTTTCATCGAGGACATCGTCGAAGTTCAGGCTTTGGCTTCACTCCGTCGTTTCTACACGGATGACGCTGGTTACGCTTTGGCTAAGAAAGTTGACGACACCTTGTTTGCTTTAGGTAAGTCCTTTGGTAACGGTGACGGTTCCGACTGGACCCACAGCACCAGCTATTACATCGATGTATCTACCGGTTTAACTGCTTATGCAGAAGACACCGTTGTTGCAGCCGATGTATTCACTGACGCTGGCTTCCGTGCCTTGATCAAGTTGATGGACGATGCTGACACTCCAATGGATGGTCGTTTCTTCGCAATTCCTCCATCACTCCGTGCAGCTATCATGGGTGTAGATCGTTATAACAGCTCTGACTTCGTTGATGGTCGTGGTGTTCAAAACGGTCAAATCGGTACTCTCTACGGTATCGACATCTATGTAACCAGCAACTGCCCTGTTATCGAAACTGACGCTAACAACAGCGTTGGTGGCGACATCAAAGCAGCTATCTTGGCTCATACCGATACGATGGTTCTTGCTGAGCAAGTCGGTGTTCGTTCACAGACTCAGTACAAGCAAGAGTACTTGTCGACTCTGTACACTGCTGACACCCTCTTCGGTGTTAAGACGGTTCGTCCAGAGACCGGCTTCGTTCTCGCTGTAAACGCCTAATTAGGCTATCAAGACTCTCCGGCTTCGGCTGGGGAGTTTTGTTTAAGTGCATTCAATGAGTGTATTTAAACAAATAAGGAGATAGATCTTGGCAATTTATCGTGGTCCCGGTGGTTCGGGAGATGCTGTTAATGATGCAGCAAGTGAAGTATTACTCGCATTAGCAGCCAAGGACGCTGCGATCGCTGCACAGGTAGCTGCTGAGGTTGCTCAAGCTGCTGCAGAGGCAGCTAAGACTGCAGCAGAACTAGCAGAGACCAACGCTGAAACTGCTGAGACTAATGCAGAAACAGCCGAAACAAACGCAGAGACTGCAGAGACTAACGCTGAGACTGCTGCTACAAATGCTGCAAGCTCTGCTTCTGCAGCTTCTACATCTGCATCTAACGCAAGCACCTCTGCTACGAATGCAAGTAATAGTGCTTCTGCTGCATCAACTTCAGCAAGTAATGCTGCTTCTTCTGCTAGTGCTGCTAGTACCTCAGCATCTAATGCGTCTACTTCAGCGACGAATGCTGCTAACTCTGCCACTGCTGCTGCGTCGTCAGCAACGACTGCATCAAACGCTGCGACTGCAGCACAAACTGCACAGACTGCTGCTGAACTAGCAGAGACTAATGCAGAGACTGCAGAGACCAATGCAGAAACAGCAGAAACTAACGCTGCTGCTAGTGCCAGTGCTGCATCAACATCTGCAAGTAACGCTGCATCGTCAGCCTCTGCTGCCAGCACCTCAGCTTCTAACGCTGCATCGAGTGCATCCGCAGCAAGCACATCAGCAACCAATGCAGCGAACTCTGCTACGAGTGCTTCTAATTCTGCTTCTAGTGCATCAACAAGTGCAACTAACGCAAGTAATTCAGCCAGTGCTGCATCGACATCAGCTACGAATGCTGCCAATAGTGCTACCTCTGCTGCTAACTCTGCCACTGCTGCTGCAGCTTCTGCTACACTAGCTGCAAGTTATACTCCTTCGCAAACAGGTAATGCAGGGAAGTATCTAAAGACTGACGGTACGAATACTTCGTGGGATGCGATTGAGATCAATACTGCTGACATCACAGGTACTCTACCAATCGCTAATGGCGGTACTGGTCAGACGACAGCCAATGCTGCATTTAATGCTTTAGTTCCGTCTCAAAGCAGTAACTCAGGTAAGTATTTAACAACCGATGGAACAAACACTTCTTGGGCTACTGTTTCAGGATCTATCTCCGTCACTGGCGGTGATCTTACAATGTCAGGTAATACTGGCACTTCAATTACAAATGCAACACTTGCTACAGTAAACAGCAACACTGGATCATTCGGTGGTTCTAGTTCTATTCCTGTAATTACAGTTAACGGTAAAGGTTTAATTACTGCAGTATCTACTGCTACGGTTGCTGGTGGTCAATACTTTGGTACTGCTGCAGTAAAAGCAATTGCATATAATGCTTCAACAATCAGTGAGAATATTACAATGACTTATAACGGTATGTCCGTAGGAGCTATTACTATTAGTTCTGGTTATTCAGTAACAGTTAACGCTGGAGTAAGGTGGGTGATACTATGAGTCTTGTACTACAAGGATCTACTTCAGGAAGTATCACACTACAAGAACCAGCCGTTGCTGGCTCTACTGTGTTGAACTTGCCAGCCACATCGGGAACTATTTTAACTTCCGCATCAAGTATTGCAACAAGTCAATTAACTGGTTCTGTTACTCGTTCACAGCTGCCAACTGGTTCTGTATTACAAGTAGTTAGCACAACTAAGACAAATACATTTACCACAACCTCAAGTTCTTTTGTTGATATTACTGGAATGTCTGCTACAATAACTCCAACAAGTTCATCTAGTAAAATATTATGTATTTTTACAGCTTATGGAACTCATGCAAATTCAGGAAGCAATTACGCTATTTTTGGTCAGTTTGTCAGAGGATCAACTGCTATTTCATTAGGAGATTCAAGAGGTTCGTCAACTAGAGCAAGTTTTACAGCGATATACAATACACCTAACTATTCTACATTCTTTGGAGGAAGTTTCTTAGATAGTCCTTCAACAACTTCATCAACAACTTATAAAGTTCAAATGGCAGTAGAAAGCGGAGGTACAGGAATAGTAGGAGGATCTTATAACGATGGTGGTGCTTATAATCAAAGTGTTCCATCTACTTTAACTTTAATAGAGATAGCAGCATGAATCATAAAGCTATTTACACATTGTATCCACAAGTCGTTACTGTTGATGATACTGCTGGTGCATTTGACAAAGACGGCAACAAGGTCGAGATTGATTTATCCGCAGTAAACGCATGGAAAGATCCTGATGCTTACAAGTATGCAAGAGCCGCAGAATATCCACCTATCACCGATTACATTGATGGTGTAGTAAAGAACGACCAAGCACAGATTGATAAATACATTGCTGACTGTTTAGCAGTCAAAGCTAAGTATCCTAAAGGAACTGTATAATGCCAAGTATCATTAATGCAACTACTAGCACAGGGTTAGTTCAGACTGCTGATAACTCAGGCTCATTACAGCTACAAACCAATAACGGAACGACTGCTGTAACGATTGATACATCACAGCGTGTTGGTATTGGTACTAGTAGTCCTTCTCAACCACTAACTGTAAGAACATCTGGAACAAGCACATCTGTTGGTGGGAACATTGCAGCACGAATTGAAAGTAATGGTTCTGGCTACGCATCAACACTTCAATTTTCTGATAATGTAGCAAATAGTGCCTATATTTCAATGATAAGTAGTGCAACCGCTTTTGGTCAAGCTGGTACAGAGCAGATGCGTATTACCTCTGGTGGTGATTTACAAATGAACTCAGGTTACGGCTCAGTCGCTACTGCATACGGCTGTCGTGCATGGGTGAACTTCAACGGTACTGGTACTGTAGCTATTCGTAGTTCTGGTAATGTGAGTTCAATCACTGATAACGGTGTTGGAGATTACACAGTTAATTTTACTAATGCTCTAACAGATGCCAATTATTCTGTGACTGGTTCTTCCAGCGGAGACACATCATCCCATTATTCTTATGTATGTGTACGCATGAACAATAATGGAACAAATAGTCCATCAGCTTTTCAAACATCGTCTATCCGTTTTATCATAAGAAATGACGGAGGGGCTAATACTATAGATACTGCCAATATCAGCCTTTCAGTATTCCGCTAATCAGGAGAAACAATGAATCAACGAATTATATTTCCTAACGATGAAGGCGGTGTATCTATCTTGATACCAACACCTGAGTATCTAGAGACACACACTATTGAAGAATTAGCTGCTAAAGATGTACCTGCTGGTAAGCCATACAAGATTGTAGATGTGTCAGAGATTCCTTCTGATCGTACCTTTAGAGATGCGTGGGAGTACCAAGAATGATTGTAATTAACATTGATAAAGCCAAAGCAATTACTAAAGATCGTCTTCGTGCTGAAAGACAGCCATTATTACAAGAACAAGATGTAGCATTCCAGAGAGCTTTAGAGACTGGTGCAGATACTACAGCTATCGTAGTTGAGAAGCAGCGACTAAGAGATATTACAAAGTTAGCTGACCAAGCAACTACGCTTGATGAGTTAAAACAAATAGAGGTGAAATAATGCCTATCACGCTAGACGGCACAAACGGAATAACAACCCCTACTTATGGCGGTGCAGATACTTCTGAGTATCTTGTGCCAGTTACACAGTTTAAGAACCGTATTATCAACGGTGCGATGCAGATTGACCAGCGTAATGCTGGTGCTAGTGTTAATGTTAGTTCAGATACTTATTGCCTTGATAGATTTAACATGAGAAATAATGGGTCATCGGCTGTTTATTCTGTACAACAATCAAGCACTGCTCCAGCGGGTTTTACTTATTCAACTTTATGCACAGTTACAACTGCTGCTTCTGCTAGTGGAACACAATTTCTTGGTCCTCAGCAAAATATAGAAGGTTATAACATAGCAGATTTAGGATGGGGAACCGCTAATGCACAATCCGTAACTGCTTCGTTTCGTGTTCGCTCTAGCCTTACTGGTACATACTGTTTATCTTTAAGAAATTTTGATGGAAGTAGGTCTTTTGTTTCAGAGTTTACTGTTAATAGTGCTAACACTTTTGAAACAAAAACAATAACTATTCCCGGATGCACTGATGGCACATGGAATTCAACAACAGGCAGTGGGATAATATTTCTGGTTTGTCTCGGATCTGGTTCTAGTAGAGAAGGAACTGCAAATTCTTGGCAATCAACTAATATTGTAGCTACATCTAATCAAATTGATTGGTCAAATACAAACGGAGCAACCTTCTACATCACAGGAGTTCAACTCGAAGTAGGCTCTACCGCTACTAGCTTTGATTACAGACC